TCCTCACCATTAACCTCTACAAGGTAACGAGGATTTCCATTGCGTGAGCCTTTTAATCGTTTAATTACGTTTAAAGTACCTTGTGTAATGTATTCTTTTTGCATTGTATTTTTCCTTTTTATTATCCGAACCTTTCGGGCGGTTCGCTTTGCCACTTTTAAAGGCTCTTAAATTGGTCTACTTTTATAATTGTTATAATATGTTTGCGTTACTTCACACGCTAACCCAATATCAAACCAATCATAATACCCCGTGCCGTGTTCGTCTAGCTTATCTTGAACATACTCGAACAACTCCGGCGGTCTGATGTCTAATTTAATCATTTCGTTAATACCTGCGCTAAAGTTACCGTTATAGAACGTGTCTAGTATGTCATCTCCTACGGTTTCTAAACCCTCTTCACTTGGCTCATAATCAGAGCCGTATAAATCAGTTAATAAAGTTCCTGTTGTTGCGTATTGTGTTGTTGTATTCATTTTCTTATTCCTATATTATCCGACCAATTTGGGCTGGTCGCTTTGCCACTTTTAAAGATTCTCATGTTGAAAACCCTTAAAGGTAGCGCCCGCCTTGCGACGGGCTTGTTGTTAATAGTCTACTGTTTCGCCTAATTCGTGATAATGGATTGCGTCACACAAATCAGCTAATATAAAGCTAATGTTATCATCGCCAAAACCACCGCATGGCGCTTGGTTTTCGTTAAATTCAACCTTATCGATAACGCCCATTTCATACTTAGGATAAAGACCAGCTACCAATCTAATATCAACAGCTACTGTTATCTCATCCCGTACTGGTTCAAATGCCTCGTTAGATGTTAACTTGATATAACCAACCATGAAAGGCTTTCGACCGTTTGTTAAATGACCGTGCAAATGTTTGTCGTAATTGTCAAATGTAAAGTCTACTATTGTATCGTTAATTAATGTTTTCATTTTCTTATTTCCTTTATTATCAGTCCCTTTAGGGTGGAACTCTTACCACTTTTAAAGACTCTGAATCAAAGCCCTTAAAGGTAGCGCCCGCCTTGCGACGGGCTAGGTTGGTTTTTCATTTGTCCTTGTTGAAAGCAAAGCCAGCAAGGATTAAAACACATCCCTCATCTATGTAGCAACCGATACCATGTTCGATACCGTCGTAATCTGAAACATGTTGATTGTTAGATGCGTGTTTAAACACATCTAAAAAATCCTTTTTAGAGGCTTGTATTTCTATGCTGTCAGCTCTTGTTTGTAAATACAGCTTTCCGCCTAATCTCAGAGCCTGCTTTACTTGTTTAAGCGTGGGGTTGTCGATATTTGACATTTTTAATCCTTTTTGTTATTCCCGCGATTCGGTGCGGTATGTGATAACTATCCCATGAACCCATTCACAAGTCAATAGTAATATATTCTTTTGTTTGGGTTATTTACAGAAGATAGTTAATGATGCTCTGTATCCTTAGTGTCATAAGGGAAATAGAGTTCTTTATAAAGACATACCAGTATAAGCCTTTGGGGTTATCGTTGCTATACGGGCGAATTTGGGACAAAGTATTCTCGTTTGATAATCATTCGCATTTAGTCGCTAAGTCACAATCACACACATTCTTATTTGCATATTATTCGCAAGTGTTAATGAGAATCATTCGCGTTTACCTCAGTACCTATGAATATAATTCATGGTTCGTTCGTAATTCGTCAAGTGTTCGCAATATGTCAAGCGTATCCTTAACGATAATGATAATCATTCGCATTTGCCAGTGATTCGCATCTAACAGAGGGGATACCCATCGGGGGATTGTGTGCGTATGCGTATGTACCTCACCACCACATGGGACGGAATTTGGAACGATAGGTACGTAATACGTCAACAATAGTTCGCAATTTGTATAATTAAACTAGACTTATTATAGGAAATGAACTTTATTCTGTAAAGAGGGTTGACTTCAGAATAATCTTATGGTATAATAGGGGTGTAACCAATAACATAACCGGGTCAAACTCAACAGAAGATTTATCTTCGACAACTCAGGAGTCCCTATCAGTAGTAAACATAAAGGAAGTCCCTTACTATATAAGGGCATGAAACCGTTGAACCCTAACGGAAGACCAAAGGGAAGTGTCAATAAATGGACTAAGTTATCACGAGAGTTATTAAGTGAACGTGGTCCAGAGATAGTCCAGAAGGTAATTGACGAGGCTATGAAAGGTGACAAGACTTGTCTTAAGATGTGTATGGACAGGATTGTACCAATGACCAAGGCTGTATCTGTTAAGCACGATACGTCTGATATGGGTATAACCATTAACGTTGGTCAGATAGAGAAGAAGGTTGCGGAACATAAAGAACCACTTGAGTACGACGAAGCGGTCATTATAAGCCCGGAATCCATTGACGAGACTATTGTTAACTTGGCTCTTGACGAGGACGATAAGTAGGTGGAGATTGATGTTCAACTACACGATGCCCAGTTAGAGATATTCCAAGATGAGTCTAGATTTAAGGTTGTAGCTGCGGGTCGAAGGTTTGGTAAGTCACGACTAGCTGCTTGGGTCTTGTTAATTAAAGCCCTACAGTCTAAGAGTAAAGATGTCTTCTATGTTGGTCCTACCTTCCAACAATCTAAAGACATTATGTGGTCTATGTTAAAAGAGCTAGGAGAAGGTGTTATAGCTTCTGCTCACGAGAACACAGCAGTATTAACATTAATAAACGGTCGTAAGATATACCTCAAGGGAAGTGACCGACCTGATACTCTGAGGGGCGTGGGACTTGAGTATGTGGTTCTAGACGAATATGCTTCTATGAAGCCGGTAGTCTGGGAGCAGATATTAAGACCTACACTTGCTGATGTAAAAGGTGGTGCTTTATTTATTGGTACACCAGAGGGAAAGAATCACTTCTATGACCTCTTTATGTCAGCAGAGAATACAGAAGGATGGGCTACGTTCCAGTTTAACTCTACAGATAATCCACTACTGGACGAAGAAGAGATAAACGAAGCTAGGAATACAATGTCTACCTTTGCCTTTAAACAAGAGTTTGAAGCGTCTTTTGCCTCCTTCAGTGGTGGTATATTTAAAGAAGATTGGCTTAGGTACTATAAAGAAGAAGAACACAGAGATACATTACGACAGGGTTCTACAGTTATTGCGGTTGACCCAGCTGGTTTTGAAGCGGTAGCTAACGGACAACGAGGAGCTAAAGGGTCTAACCTAGACGAAACAGCTATTGCGATTGTCACTGTAGTGGGAGATGTCTGGTACGTAAGAGACATACGACACGGCAGGTGGGACATTAAGAGAACAGCTGCAGAGATATTCAACGCTGCTCACGATTATGACGCAGTTGTAATAGGAATTGAAAGAGGTGCGCTACGAAACGCTATACACCCATACCTAGAAGACGAACAAAGAAGACAAGGTAGGTGGTTGAATATTACGGACGTAACACACGGCGGTAAGAAGAAGACAGATAGAATTACGTGGTCTCTTCAAGGTCGTATGGAACACGGAAGAGTTAAGTTAAATAGTAACGGTTCTAGTGTCTGGCATAAGGATTTCATTGGTCAGCTTCTAGACTTTCCTAACAAGCAAACACATGACGATTTAATTGATGCGTTAGCGTACATAGACCAAGTTTCTGTAGCAGACTATATGTCTTCAATAGAAGTAGAAGATTGGCAACCATTAGACTTAGTAGCGGGATATTAATAGAATATGGCAAAAGAGAACACAGATAAACAAAAAGCACTAACCTCATGGATTATGGGACGTGTCGAGCAATGGGAACAACATAGAAACTCTAACTACAAAGATAAGTGGGATGAATATTATAGACTATGGCGCGGTATCTGGTCTGCTTCAGACAAAAGTAGAGATTCAGAGAAGTCTCGTCTGGTTGCCCCTGCTCTCCAACAAGCAATTGAAGCTACTGTTGCAGAGTTAGAAGAAGCTACGTTTGGTCGTAGCCGTTGGTTTGACCTCAGTGATGACTTCTTAGACACAAACCCTAACGAGTCTCTGTACATTCGTAACCTACTACACGAAGACCTTGAAAAGTCAGGTGTAAAGGACGCTGTAAACGAGATTCTTCTTAACGGTGCTATCTACGGTACTGGTATTGGTAAGATTATTACTGAAGAGAAGACAGAAATTAGACCTGTTGAAGTACCTGTAGAAGGAACACTTACTACTGAGCGTACGGTACAGGAAACAACAGTCGTAGATGTACGTCTAGAAGCAGTATCTCCTAAAGAGTTCGTTATAGACCCCTCAGCTACTACCGTTAAGGAAGCTTTAGGCTGCGCACATGTAGTTACTAAGCCTAGATACCAGATTATTCAAGGTATTGAAGAAGGTGTCTACGAAGATAAGGTCTTAGGTAGCTACGAAAGGCAAGATTTCGGGTTTGACGATGAGAATTCAGGCATGGTGTCTGAAGACGATAAGGTCAAGATTATTGAATATTGGGGTCTTGTACCAGAACGTCTACTTGACGGCAAAGGTAACGCTAACGATGACTTCGATTACGAGTCAGACAAGCTAGTTGAGGCAGTTGTAACGATTGCCAACGACTCTGTACTACTAAGAGCGTTCAGAAACCCGTTCATGATGCAAGATAGACCGTTTGTGTCTTACCAACACGACACCGTTCCGAATAAGTTCTGGGGCAGAGGCGTGGCGGAGAAGGGATACAATCCTCAGAAGGCTTTAGACGCGGAACTACGTGCTAGAATCGACTCATTAGCCCTAACTACACACCCAATGATGGGTCTTGACGCTACACGTCTACCTAGAGGTGTTAAGTTCGAGGTTAAGCCGGGTAAAACCATCCTTACTAACGGTGACCCACGTTCTGTACTGATGCCTTTGAACTTTGGACAGACAAACAACTCCACATTCACTGAAGCTGCGGAACTAGAGCGTATGATTCAGATGGGTACAGGTGCTATGGACTCTCAAACGTCCTCAAACGCCAACCCAAGGAATGCAACAGCCAGTGGTATGTCTATGATGCAAGCTGCGTCTATTAAACGACAGAAACGTACGTTGATGAACTTCCAATCTAACTTCCTTATACCGTTTATTAACCAAGCGGTGTGGCACAAGATACAATTCGACCCATTAAGATACCCAGCTACGGACTATAAGTTTATTCCGTACAGTTCTCTTGGTATTATGGCTAAAGAGTTGGAACAAGCACAGATGATACAGATGTTGTCTATGATTCCACAAGGTTCTAAGGCATTTGGTGTCTTATTGTCTGCGGTGTTTGATAACTCATCGTTACATAACAAGGCTGAGTTACTTGCTGCGTTACAAGAGATGAATCAGCCACCAAGTGAAGCTGAACAGATGATGTCACAGCTGCAAATGCAGAAGGTACAGCTAGAGAACGCACAAATGCAAGCTGACGTAGAGAACACAATCTCTGAAACACAACGAAACATCCCAGAAGTAGAACACCTTAAGTCAGAAACCATCCTTAACCTAGCAACTGCACAGTCTAAGACATCAACTATAGGTGGAGCAGAGGCTTTAAAGGTAGTTAACGATAAGAATGACTGATAAAGAAATATTAGAAGACAGAATAACACTGTGCCAACAAGGTTCGTGGATTGTCTTCAGAGAAGAACTGGTAGCTATGTCGGAGTCTTTAGAAAAGATATACGACATTGAGACTGAGAAAGACTTGTTATTCCGGAAAGGACAGGTGAGTATGTTAAACATGTTCATCAACCTTGAAGACAGTAGCAAGATAGCGTTGGATAATCTAGATAACTAGCCCCAACATTTTATAACTCCATAATCGTAAAAGACGGAGGCACTATGGTAAGTAACATCGTTGACCCAGTAGATGAGTCAGAGCAAGAAGTAACAGAAACAATAGGAACTGAAAATGAAGGAAACACTGAGGAACATAAAGGAGCTTTTGAAGCTAGCAATGAAGACATTGTTGAAACAGCTGACGGAGAGTCTGAAGTTACTGAGTACGAACTTCCTACAAAGTTCCAAGGCAAGAGCGTTGAAGATATTGTCGGTGCTTACGAAAACCTTGAGAAAGAACTAGGTCGTAAGGGACAAGAAATTGGCGAGCTTCGTAAATTGTCGGATGACTTCCTCAGACAACAGGTAGCTGATAAGCAACAAACGACCGCGGAGAATGAACCGGTTGACTTCTTTGATAACCCAGAGGCTGCAGTCTCGAAGATATTAGAGAACCATCCACAACTTCGGGAGATGAAAGAGCAACAACTGTCTTCAACAAGGACAGCTACTCAGAAGAGTCTTGAAACAACACACCCTGATTATTTGAACATCGTACAAGACGGCGGTTTTCAGGATTGGGTAAATGAATCTAGGTTCAGAAAAGAACTGTTTAGACAAGCTGATAGTTACGACTTTGACGCTGCAGACGAACTCATTAGTACATGGAAAGAACGACAAATGATTTCCAAGACTAAAGAGGTCAACGCAGACAAAGAGAAGAAACGACAGGCGGGTCTCAAAGCAGGGAAAACAGAGTCTAGGTCTTCCGTAGAAAGTACGGCAGGTAAGAAAATTTACCGTAGAGCAGATTTAATCCGCTTAAAACAAACAGACCCATCTAGATATGCAGACTTGGCTGATGAAATTGTCCAAGCCTACAGTGAAGGAAGGGTTAAATAACATAATATGATTATACAAGGAGTATAAAATGGCGTTAGGTACTAACCACCAAACGACTACTACTGCTGCAACTTTCATCCCAGAACTATGGTCTGATGAAACAATTGCTGCGTACAAGTCAAACTTAGTTGTTGCTAATTTAGTAACACGTTTAAACCACAAAGGTAAGAAAGGTGATTCAGTTCACATTCCTAAACCTATCCGAGGTGCTGCAAATGCTAAAGCAGATGCTACTCAGGTAGTTCTCAATGGCGGTACAGCTACTGAAGCTAATATCTCAATCGACAAGCACTATGAATACTCAGTGATGATTGAAGATATTACAGAAGTACAGTCTCTTAGCTCACTACGTAAGTTCTACACTGATGACGCTGGTTTTGCACTAGCGAAGCAAGTAGATACTGACCTATTCACAGCTGGTCAAGCTCTGAACGGCGGTTCGTTCCTACAAGGTTCAGGCGCTGCTTGGTCTTCAGGTACTGCTGCTGACATCACTGACGCGGGTATCCGTGCAATGATTCTTACACTTGATAACGAAGACGTTCCGATGGACGGTCGTGCTTTGGTGATTCCACCAGTAGCTGCGAGCGACCTTCTAGGTATCTCTAGATTCACTGAACAACAGTTCATTGGTTCTGGTGACGCTATCAAGACTGGTAAGATTGGTCAAATCTATGGTGTAGACGTATTCGTATCGTCTAATTGCCCTACGACTGACTCAAGTGCTAACCGTGTAGGTATGTTACTACACAGGGACGCTATTGCTCTAGTTGAGCAAGTTGGTGTTCGTTCACAAACTCAGTACAAACAAGAATATCTTGGTGATTTGTACACTGCTGACACTATTTACGGTGTTGGTGAGTTACGTGACAACGCTGGTGTACCTTTCAAGGTAGCAGCTAGTTAAAGTTAGCTAAACCACAGCCCCATTTGCTTAGGTAAGTGGGGTTTTATTTAGTTAATTTAGGGGTTGCTTTAAACCCCGTTATATGTTATAATAGAGGGTAAGGGATGCCGATATACAAATATGAATGTACTGAGAAGGGTCACGAGTTCACTGATATGTGTTCTGTTTCGGATAGGAAGAAGGAGCGTCCTTGTACTCAGTGCGGTGGTGTTGGTATGTATAAACCCACTTTTGAAGCATCGTTTCAATACGGAAAAGACTACAGCTCTTTCGCATCTGATGCCTCCCGCTGGAGAAAAAGAGAAAACCACAGACTAGGGAAGGGCTAATGCATAGTATTTGGGAAGACTCATCAAGCACGTTAGAGTTAGACACGTTCAAAGAAAAGATACGTACGTTGTATAACTCTATTCTTGAGAAGACATACAGAAACATTAACCCAGCAGCCTCTCCAGAAGAGATTGCTATGTATGTACAAGAAAACACACTACAGTTTCCTGATGAACAGGTAGAAGAAGACGGTGAAATAGACGAGCTAATGGAAATGTTAGACTCGATGATTCCGTCTGATGACACACAACCAGCGTCTGAAATGGAAATGGAAGATTCACCTAAAGAACATACAGGTGAACAACTACAATCTAAGACACACGAGAAGGGTGAAGAGATTCTAACCAAAGAACTTCAAGATAAGATGGGTGGTTTGTTTAAGACCCATACAGATGAACGTAAGGTGGTTCGTAGTAAGAAACCAGAAGACGTTACATCTAAACCTCTACGTAGAAAGGCACTAGATGAACACTTGGTTGTCTATAGTCCTTTAGTAGAAGAGTTTAAGGAAGAACTAAAAGGAATTAACGCCCGTAGAATAGCGGGTCTTCAACAGTTTAGGAAGCTTCTGTAGTGGCTAAGAAGACACGAATTGACAGACGAGGTAAGATACGTTCCTTAGTTAAACCTAAGAGACCAGCACAGCCTCATCATTGGAAGAAGGCTAAAGCTATTGCTGCTTATCTTAATAGAAGGGAAACTTGGGCGATTCTTCTAAACTTTGAAGAGACAATTGTACTGA